GCGCTTGACCTCGACCTCGCGCACGGCGTAGCCCATGGCGTTGGCGATCAAAGTCGCCCCCGCCACCTGGACGTACTGCTTGCCCTGAAGGTTGATGCAGTACCGCTCGGTCACGGGCTTGCTGAGGGCCTGCACGATCCGCACTTGCTCCCGCAGGGGCTCGAGCGCCGCGACGGGCTGTGCCGGCAGTTTGGCCAGTTCACTGGTCATCGGACCTCCCGGTCATCGAAGAGCGGCCACACAGCGCAGAGGCCGACAAACGTGATTGCTGCCGCCGCGAGGGCGATTCCGATCCATTCTGCCATGGTCTGACTTCTTTCCGAGCGATCTGCTCATTGAGGTCGCGAATGAGCACGAATCCCGCCAGCGCCTCGCGCACGATGTCGGCTCGGGAGCGCCCAAGCTTCTGCGCGAGTTCGGTGACGAGCGCGTGATCCTCCTGAGAAACGGCGATTGCGTATCGCTTGTCCATTCTTAGCAACGCTAAGAACATCGGCCAACACCGTCAAGGGGCTTGAGCCTCGGCCTTCGGTTTTTGACATTTCCCGCACGGCTGCGGCTGGCGAAACGGCACGGCCTCGTTCATCGCCTGTTGGCGTGCCTTGCAGCCCCCGCACTGGCGCTGCTGGAGCTTCCGCGCTGGCGTCCACGACAGGATCCACGCTAGGGCGTCGCCCAGCCCCCGTAGGCCGTTCCGATGCTGGCACTGACCGCAGACGCCCTTTGAGGGCCGAGGCCCGTACAGGGGCAGCGCCAGCCGATTCCGGCACTCGCCCTCCCGCATGTACTCACAGGAAGTAGGGGAGGGCGAATGAGTAGGTGAGCTCGGCTCGGCAGCAGTCATCGGTGTAGTCGTATCCGCCAGTGCAGATACCCTTGTGGGTCGTGCAGTTCGTCAGGACGGTTCCCATCGGCCCGTCGCCGACGCCCGTGTTGCCGCATGGCTCGGGCTCGGGGTTGCCAGCCGTGAACTCGGCGACGAGGTACGGCGAGAACGGCCCCATGAGGCGCTGCTGGGTCAGGTAGGGCTCGAAGCACGGCCCGGTCGGATTGACGGCACAGTCGGCGTAGTTCTCGCAGTAGGAGATGTAATCGACATCGCCCGGGCGCTGGATGGTGTCGAGGCACTTCAGCGCAGTCGCCCAGTGATATCCGCCGCCGCCGACGCACAGCCCGTAGCGCCCGAGGGGCAGCTCGTCGCACGACAGCCCGTCAATGCATTCCTGCGCGGTCGGCGGCTGCGTCACGACTTGGATGTTGTCGATGCAGAAGCCGCAGATGGTCAGGCTGTGCAGCCAGCCGGGCCCGTTGCGATAGATGTTCGGCAGACACACCACCGTGTAGCAGAAGTCGAGCGTCACGGTGCCCGTCTTGTTCTCGGTGTGCACGCAGACGGGGGACGGGTTCTGACCGCAGCAAAACCACTGCTGTGTTAGTCCGTACTGGTAGGTGGCTGTTAGTTCGCCGAACGCCTTGTAGCAGCATGTCCCAGCGACCTTGGAAAGCGCGCCCGTCTGCCCCTGCGTGAACTGAATTGCCAGCTGCACGCTGCTGCGAAGGTTGCCCGTGTCGTAGTCATCGCACAGCGTCGTGCACGGCGTCGGGCCCGTGCGCGAGGCGTCGTAGTTGAACACGCCGCCGAGGCCGCTGATGATGTAGCTCGACGCACACTCGCACGCCGGGGCGCACGGGTCGGCGTTCTCGCCGCAGCAGCACAGCATGTGCAGGTTCACTCGACCTCCTCGGGGCTGACGGCGTACCAGCCGCGCAGGTCCACGCGCCCGGCGCTCTTGACCCACTCGCCGCGCTCGAGCGTGTAGACATGCACGGGCTCGGCGATCCTAACTGGCGTCCCGTTCCTGACCAGCACCGTTTCGCCGCAGCCACTCGCGCACGACAGCAGCAGCGCGCTCACGCCGAGGATCGCTGTCGGCGTCACGCAGCCTCGGGCGCTTCGCGTAGTGCGACAGGATGCCGATGGCAAGCTCGGTGAGGATCCGCTCAATCATTCTTCTCCGCGTCCTTAGCGAAGATGAGGCCGAGCCCGGCCAGCACCGCCGCCACCGTCGTTGCCCAATCGACATCGGGCCACGCCGCGACGGCTGCGCCAGCGGCGGTCAGGATCGCGCCGATGCCAGCCAATGTGGTCTTGCTGTTCTTCACTGGTTGCGCTCCTCAAGGCGGTTGAGCCTTGTCTTGATGTCGAGGAAATCGCGCCGCAGCTCGAAGAGCTCTCGGTCGATTTGGTTGAGCTTCAGCATCACGCGGACCGTAGAACCGATCACGGTCGCCACGATGGTGACGGCGGCGGCGATGTCGGGGAACTCCATGGGTTCACCAGCTCATGTGCAAGAGGAGGTTTCCGCCGCCAGAGGTGGTCGCAAACCAAGTCTTGGACGGGTCGAGGTTCATCGAGTACACGACGCTGGCGCTGCTCGGGATCTCGAAGTACACATTGGCCGTCGCAAGCGCCTGCGCCTCGGCCAGGGTGTTGGCCGGGCCGACGAAGCGGACAACCTGCCCCATGGCGTTCACGAACACGCAGTTGGCCTGTCCCGGCAATGGGTCGAGCTGGACATAGGTGGTGCCGAGAGTGGGGCGGCAAATCTTGAAAGCCATGTCATCACCTCAAGGAACGACGTAGAACGTGCCCTCGGCGTAGCGCGTCGTGACGCTGGCCGAGGTGCCCTGAAGGGCGTACACACCGTATGCCGGGGCGGTGAACCCGAGCGTGAGCGAGTCATCGAACGTGCAGATGATGTCCGTGTGATTGCCCTGCACCGAGATAGTGATCTCGCCGCCGAGCGTCGAGAGGCTGAACACATCGGCGGTGGTCGCGCCATGCGACTGCTCGCCGACCAGCGTGAACGAGTGCCCGGTCAGGTTCGCGGCGACATGCTGCGTAAACACGAGGTTCGCGCCACGCTGGATGATGAAATCGCGCTGCGGGTTGGTGGAGTCCTGCGCCATGGTTCACCTCAAGTGCAAGCGCCGTCGATGGCCTGCGTGTTCACGATGCACACGACGATGTCGCCGTTCTGCTGGTAGTGCAGGAACCCGGCGACGTACGAGTTGTTCGGGATGGCGACGGGCACGAACCCTGCGGGGACGTTCGCCGCCTGTATGCCGTAGCTGTAGGTCGGGCCCGGGTTCGACAGCTCCGACACGCTGACGCCGTAGTAGGTCGGGTTGTTGACCGACAGCGTCGGCGCGTAGCCGGGGCCAGCGCCAACGACGGCTTCCCTTAGCGTGTACAGGTAGCGGTAGTCGCTGCTGGTGATCAGCGCGGAGCTGATGACCTTGAACAGCGCCATGCCCTGCCCCATGCGCGGGTAGTTCGGCGTCTGCTGCCTGACGCGCGACAGGTCCACGCCGGTGCGTGCGGTTTCGCGCGCCCAGCTCATGGGACCCACCACCCGCCTAGCGTGCGGTCGCGGAACTTCGTGTCTGTGCCGCTCGAGCCGTTCGGGAACATGACGGGCGCGAAGTCGGTGGCTGAGAGCGCGATGCGCTGCCAAAACACCTCGTCGGGCCCAAAGCTGGCGTTCTGCTTGGGCAACCCGCCCTCGGCCAGCACGGGCACTTGCTCGAAGTGATTCCAGTTGTCCCACAGCAGGTCGAACGTGGCCTCGTAGAACTCGAAGCCATTGCCGACCTTGTTCATCGACAGCCCTTCGCACACCAGCGAGTAGGCTGGGAACCCGCCGAGCGCTGCGTTGTTGCGCTTGCCGACGATGGTGAACTTGTTCGCATACATGGTGCTGATGGCGACCGCCGAGGCGTCGTACATGATCCGCACGCGGATCGCGACTTGGTTGACCTGCTCGGCCTTGCCGACGAACCCGCCCGTGATGGCGTTGCCGCCAACGTCTGCGCTGATGTTTGCGCTGGTGGTCGGCGGCTGCACCGTCCACGAAGTTCGGTAGAGGGTGGTCGAGCGGGTGCGCGACACGAAGTCCACGCTGGACGGCAGCACATACGCCACCGTCGCCTGCACGGGATCGACCATGTAGAGCGTTGACCACTCGACGGTCGCCACCAGCACGCCGCGCGGACCTGACGCGAAGCTGATCGAACGCGCCCGGCAGAACTGCTGCCATGTCATGCCCGTCGGCGCGGTGCCCGTGATCAGCGGATCGTTGATGTACGGGATGTGCCCCTCTACCTGAAGCGCGAGGTATTCCACCTCATGGTCGATTGGCGTATCGTCGTTCTTTCGGATCGTGATCTCCCAAGTGATCGTGTTGGGAGTCCCGAGCTCGCCCGTCGTGACCGACTCGCGGGTTCTGTAGCTGGTGTATGTGGCTCCGACAGTCGGCATGGTGGAATCCTACAGCTTGTCGTAGATGCCCTTGAGGAACTGGATGGCGGCCACGCCCATGAGCGGCGAATACTCGCCCGACTGCCGGGCTTTCGCCTGTTCGGTCCTGATGCGCTGGGCCTCGGCCTCGGAAGTCGTGCCCGTCAGCTGCTCGGCAAGCATCGCCTCGCGCACGCTGCCGCCGCCGAGGATCGCGCCGAGGAACGCGCCGATGCCCTTCGTGCCCTCGCGGATGACCATCATCTCCTGATCGATCCACGACGACGACCTGCCGCGCGCGGATGCACTCAGCAGGTTCCCTGTGAACGTCGTCTTGTCGCTGGCCGCGTTCATCGCTTTCGCGCGCTCTTCCATGGCGGCATACTCGCGAAGCAACGCGCTGTTGGCGGCGAACGTCTGCCGCCCGGTCGCGTTGAATTGCTTGAGCGCCTCGCTGGCGCCCTCTGAAGATTGCGCCATCGCCGCAAAATACTTCTCGGCGATCTTGTTCGGAAGCATCGCGCCCCCGATCAGCGCGCCAGCGCCAGCCGCCGCAGCGCCGCCGACGCCGCCGAACTGCGTGAGCCCTCCAAGCACGCTTGCGCCCTGTCCCATGCCCAGCGCGCCAAGCGCGGGTGTGATCGCGCCACGGATCCTGCTGATCCGCTGCGCGCTGTCGGCGACGGTCTTCTCAACCGACTTCATCGCGGGTGCGACCTGCGACGTATTGACGGTGATCGGGATCTTTAGCGGTGTGATTGCCGTCATGCAGTCCTCGCAGCCGACCTAAGTGCGTCGTTGATGCTGGGTACGACCTTGTTCGTGGCAAGCTGCCGACCGACCTGCGCGGCGCGCCACATGTAGTGCCGCGCGTACTTGGTCAGGAACCGCCCCAACCGCCCCCGCACGCCCTTGCGCCAGCCGCGACCGCCGCCTGGCCCCGTGCCGTCGCGCGACAGCGTGCGCGCGCGCTCGGTGATCGTGCGGACATGCGGCTTGCCATTGCGGTAGACGGTGATTTGCCGGGTAGCGCCCTCGCCAGCGGCGATGCGCCGGTTCCGCAGCATCTCGACGCCGCGCTCGACGTTGCCGCGCACGCCCTTCGGCCAAGCGTGCCAGCCGACTTCCATGAAATGCGCCTTCCAGCCGACGTAGGGCGACTTGCGTCCCGCGCTGGTGACTTTCTTTTTGCGGTCGATCTTGTCGGTCTTGACGCCGACGCCAGCCCACACGGCGCGCTTGTAGCGCTTGACCTTGTAGGTCATCTGCTGCTTGGTGCGCTCGGCGTTCTTCCACGCATTGGCGCGCGCGGCCTTGCGGACCGCCTTGCCCCACTCGCGGAGCGCTTTCTTGGCGATCTCATCGCGGAGCTTGGGCTCGACCGATTCGAGCTGCCGTGCGAGCTTCTGCATGGACGCCTTCTCCACCTGCGCCGTCATGTAGCCGCTGCCCCTGCCTGTGCTGCGACCGGGCGTCGAGTTGACGCCGGATCGCGTGCCAGTCGGGAATCTCAAGGTCGGCATTGATGATCGCCACGCTCAGAGTGTCTAGTCCCGCGCTGTGGTACCTCAAGGCGCATCGCAGCACGGTCCGCTGCGCCTCGCTCAGTCCCGGCCTTCGCTGTACAGCTCCTCCGCCATCTTCCCGATCTTCTGCACCGTCAGCGCGTCCGCGTCGAGCACATCGGCGATGCTGCCGAAGAGCGGCTTGTCATCGGTGTCGAGCGCGTGCCGCATCACCAGCCACGCGTGGAGGTGCTCGGGCTTGTCCTTGCTGACCTGTAGCGCCTCGATCAGGTCGAGCGCGCTCGGACGCCGCAGCCCGAACGGCACGCCGTCCACCGTCGTGCGGTGGATGCGGAGCGTGAGGATGTCTCGGATGTTGCTCATGTGATGGTGATGGTGCCAGCGAACTGGATCGTTACGCGCGCGCGGATGATCTGCCCGGCCTGCGCGACGATGCTGAACGCCGTAATGACTCCGAGCGCCTCGTAGATCCGCGTTGTCGGCGTCGGCGGGAACGTCAGGCCGAAGCGATAGTCCTCGGTTGCCGCCGCCGCGGCGTAGTTCTCAAGGGTCGTGTGCTGTCCGCTGGCAATGTCGAAATATAGGTCCAAGTCGATGCGCCCCCGGCGCACGCCGGGCAGCACGTTTGCATCCATGTCGTTCCACTCGGTGACATCGACGGGCGAACCCTCAAGCGTCAGCGTGGCGCTGCCGACCTCGGCGACCGTATTCCACGTTGCGCCGGTGGCGACCTGAACGTAAGCAATGGATGCGTTGCGTGCCATTAGGCGATGCTGAGAATGTCCACATTGCCACCAGCGCTGGTGAACTGGAGTCCGACATTGGCGCGCACGAGGCTTCCTGCCTGCGCCGTGACCTCGAAGGAAGTCACATAGGCCGTGCCCGTGTAGGTGTTGTTCGACTCAAGAGTCAGGATGACGGCGGCGGCTGCCCCTCCGGTGTTGATGTTGTTTTCAAGCGCCGTGTGCTGTGCGCTGTCCTGATCGTAGAAAATCTCAAGGTTGGCGGTTGCGTTGCCGACGCCAACGATGAACGTGCGGACCTTGCTGCCAATGGGAGTCGACTCCAGCGGCGCGCGGTCCATCGTGATCGACGCGGTGCCGACCTCGGCAACGATCGTACCGGCGAATGAGAACGAGGAAAGTGCAGCGTTGATGGCCATGGATCAGTCCTTGTAGTACACGGTGAAGTTGCACACCAGCTGCGCTGGTTCAGTCTCGTCGCCGTCCGCGACCACCGGGGGCTCGACGTAGCGCCCGACGAAATCGACCGCCGACACGACGATGGCGTCGAACGTGCCTGTCACGATGAGGTTCCTGATGGTCGACTCGAACGCCAGCGCGGCGGTGGTGGTCGATGCGATGACGCGCAGCTCGACCGATGCCATCCTCAGCGGCGCACTGCCGATGGCCATGTATTCATCCTGCGCGACCTCGAACGTGACCGCCGGGAGAATCGTGTCCTGCAAGCGGAACCCGTGCATGACGCGTTCGTCGGGGATTCCCGCCGTAGACAGCGAGCTACCGGCAGTGATCATCGCACGGACGCACGTTTCAATCGACGGCATCAATCCACCTCCGTGCAGTCGATGACGGCGACTCGGTCGGCCTCGTCAAGGTTGCGGATGGCGTTGATGCGGAGCGTGCGGCCCCGTACGTCGATGCGGTCCACCTCGGTCAGCCCGACGTTGACGATGGATTGCCAGCGCGCGCGGATCTCGACCGAACGCACGACGGCGATGCCGTCCGCGTACTGCTGCTCGGCTGCGCTGTCCTCGCGCAGGTCGCACCAAAAGGTCCCAGCCGCCGAGAACGTAGCGCCGCGCATGCCGAGGGAATCGATGGTTCCGCTCGGTTCCATGCGCGTCGCGAGGCGCTTGAGGCGGCCACCCGAGATCATCGGATCCTCGAATTGGTGGACCAGTGGTCGAGGATGAACTCGACGGACAGCGGGACAGTGCTGAGCCCGACCGCCTGGACGGCCTCGGGATTGTTGTAGTAGGCACCGACCAGCGCGATGATGCAGTGCACCAGCGGATCGGGGATGCTGCTGTATCCCGCCGTGTAGGTCACGATGATCGTCGTGCCCTCGTAGATGGACGGGTATGCCTTGAATCGGATCACGGGCGACGGGCCGTCCGATTGGTCGAGCCAGTAGTCGGTGGCCGTCATCGTCGTAAGCACGTTCGCCGTGTTGTAGTAGCGCACATGCGTGATCGCATTGAACGGCACGACGGGGATCATCGTGTCCGTCCAGTCGGCGAGGAACAGCGACTCCGTGCCCGGCTGGAGCTTGAGCTGCGTGCGGCGCTCGACCACCATCGACGCGACCTCGCGAAGCCTCGTCAGCTCCGTGTCATCGTCGCTGTAGTCGATCTTCAGCGCCGTCTTGATTGTGGAGAGCGGTACCGACATGGAAAAGGGTCAGGCGGGTTTCCCCGCCTAACCCCATGGGGAGAATGGATCAGCCGCGGATGTACGCGAACGCCTCGGCCAGCATGACCTTGCTGTCCGTGCGCGAGTACAGGATGAGGTTCGTCTGATGCGTGGCCGAGCTGGAGTACGGGTCAACCATCGAGGTGATGCCCGTCCGGTCGAAGATCTCGAAGTAGTTGAAATCGCCGATGACGGCGTACACGGTGCCGTCGCCAGTCGTGGTCGGGACGTACTGGCCGACCGAGTACGGCACGCCGAGGATCGTCGCGGGAAGGCCGCCGACGAGCTGGTTGACGGTCGCCGTGCCAGGCGTCCAAATGTACTCAAGCTGGCCGCTGCTGGTCACGGTGTTCTTGAGCTTGCGGACATGCTTCAGGAACGAATCCGAGATCAGCCAGCGGAACCGGGGGCTGTTGCGATACGCGGGGGCGACCGTGAACATCGCATCCACAAGGTTGTCGGCGGTGGTGGTGGTCAGCGCGGCAGCTGTGCCGAGGTCCACGCCCTGCGAGACGCCTACGGTGATGCCCTGCGGCTGGCTGCTGCCCGTGCCGATGGTGTAGGCCTCTTCCTGCTTGAGCGCGATGGAGAGCGCGGCGCGCTGCGCGACGTAGTCGAGCGCCGAGCCGATGCCGTTCTGCCCGATGGCGTCCTCAATGAACTCCTGCGAGATCACGACGCGCGTGGCGTACTTGTAGGGCACGACGCTGATCGCCGTGCTGAACGTCGGGTCCGCCGCCGTGATGGTGTTCGCTTCGCTGATCAGGTTGGTGGCCGGAAGCGCGTTCTCCACCGTGATGGTGCGCTTCGAGTCGATCTGCGTGACCACCGCGATGGCACGCATGATGTTCGCCTCGCGGAGGCGCTCGACGATGCGGCGCTCCATGTCGGTCGGGATGCCAGCGTTGCTGGACGAGAGCGACAGCGCGCGCATCTCGGCATGGTCGTTGTTCACCATCGCCTTGAGCCAGCGCGCCGAGTAGGCCGGGCTGTTCGGATCGTCGGCGTTGCCGAGCGCGGTCGGGCGCGCGGTCAGGCGCGACTCAAGCACCGGCTGCGACTCAAGCTTCGCGAGGCGCGATTCGAGGGCGCGGACCTGCGCGGTCGCCTCGACCGCCGACAGGTCGGCGTCCATGCGCGCGAACTTCTGACGCTCCTCGCCGCTGCCCTGCGAATCGACGGTGTGGGTCGCGCGTCCGGTGCGCGCCTCGTAGGCCGCAAGCGACTTGCGGTACTCGTGCGTGATCGACTGAAGCTCAGTCATGTCATCCTGCATTGTCTGCCATCCTTCGGAAATGGAGTGCGAGCCGCAGATACGCGGCGTTTCGATAGGCCGCGGAGACGCTCCGCAGGCTCGACGTTGTCTGTGGGTACGCGGCGTCGGTCACCGCGCTGATCTCGACCAGCTGCGCGCGCTTGACGAGGCGCTGCGAGCGGTCCTTGTTCCAGCTGTCCTCGACCACGAAGAACCCGAACGACATCTCGCCGGACATGTCGCCGCGCTCGAGCGCCGCGCGAAGTTCCTCGGCGCGCGCCGTCTCGGGGAGCTGCGCCTCGAACGCGAGGCCGTTGCGGTCGCTCTTGAGCTTGAGCGTGCCCGAGCGCGTGCGCGCCAGCGGGATCTCGTCGGTGCGGTGGTTGATGAACAGCTTCACGTCGCCGCCGCTCGACAGCGTCTCGTTGAACGCGCCCGGCGCGATGCGCTCGGTGAACCTGCGGCCCTGCTCAACGATCTCGCGCGAGTCCTGACCGTACACGGCTGCGTACCCGGCGAGGGTGCGTCCGTCGATCTTCTGCTCGGTCGCCTCCAGCGTGCGCCTAGAAATCATTGGGCGTGCCCTCCTGCTCGGATGTGTCCTCTCCGAGGTTCGACTGACCGCCGCCCGTGCCCATGTTGAGCGCGATGATCGGATCGTCCAAGCCATCGAGCGGTTCCATGTCGAGGCGCTCGCGCGCTTCGTTGCGCGTCATGTAGCCAGCCTCGACGGCGGTGCGGAGCGCGGCCATCGTCTCGGCCATGCCGGGACGGATCAGCGCGTCCGTGTCGAACACCACCGTGTCGAACGGCGATGCGAGTTTCGTCAGGATCTCGGAGCGCCACACCGACAGCCACGCGCTGAGGCAGCCATCGACGT